CACCAACATCTGGCGCAATGCCACAAGCGGTGGTCCTCGAACCAACTGAAGACAATACACTATCTGTGTCCCCACCGTTGGCATGGTACACGTTTGTAGGGGAGCCTGTTGTATTTGCAACAGTCATTCTCCCATACTGCATGTTACCATTGATACCGTCAGGTAGGTCATAGCAATTGAGGAACTCTGACACCAAGAAGCTTGCATTGGTGAAATCACTGGAGGAGGCGCCATTCTGCACTAGCATGTTAACGGCACCATTCCATCCAGTCATCGAATCGTTGAAGTAGTCAATATATCGTGCAGGTCCGGCACCTATGACACTTCGTAGATCCAACGGAACAAACATACCATTCAACACATCACAGGTTATGGGTGCAGCAAAACCGAATCCATTCAGATTCGTGCACAAGTTAACCGGTGAAGTGAAATTTCTGGTCGCTATGTCCGTCACCACTAGGAGTATGTTTTGTGGTCCTGGTATGTGTACACTCTCGACGTTCTGACACACGTTCACGAGTGGGAAACCATTGAAACCATTTGGGTAGTCATTACCCCAATACTCCTGGGCATACTGTTTGGTATCGTCGTAAAACAACGGGTATTCCATGAATAGCGAACAGTAGTTCAGTAGCGATGCACTATCAAGTTGACTACTCTTGACGCTCACTACTGCTGTCCGCTGTCCCCAAGAAGGCCTTCCCCATGTTTGCTGGGTGCCAACTGGTATGGCAGCGTCACCCTTCAACAACATGGCGAACCCTGTATGTGTAACCATCGCAAACTGCAAAACATCATCCGCAGGTGGAGCACCAACACCGTAGAAGCTGTTTGTAGTATACGGGAAGAAAACACGATTCAGAGGAGGCACATCGGGAGGAACAGCCATTGTGTTCAGACACATGTTCCTCAATCCTGGTGTACTACTATCCCAGTAGTAACCATTGAATCTGTTAAGATTTAAGAGACCTCTGCTCATCTCTACGGCATAGGAGAGCCCGACACCTCGCCTTTCTCTGTCAGAGAACGACCAGCAGATGATATCTGCTGTGCCATTCGCGAAATCGAGCGCGGACCTCCCAATCCTCATCAGCTGGCTCGTGACTCCTTTATCAGCTTCAACGCCGATGTCAGAGAACACACCAGATAGTGAGACGGCAACCCACGGACTGTATTCCGATGACGTGCCAGGGGCACAAATCACGTCACTCGTGTGCACAAATACTTTCCATAGTGGGTTGCCGGCGCGTAGAGCCAACCCTGGACTCGCGATGTCAAAAGCGACACCCATTGGGTGCGATCTGATCGGCAAATCCATCCCTGTGTAGTTGATATCACCTTGCGGTATCATTGACTGCAGACAGCCGCGGTGGTCAGTCGCGATCCTTGTCCTTGCC